AAGGCAAAGGCCAATGCCAAGTCTACTGTGAGGCGTGTATACATTGCGCTCAATCCAATCATCAGGAGTACCAACGCCATACGTAGCAACCATGTCTTTATCTTTACTGGCTTCATTATATAACAACGCTCCTTTTAATAGTACATGCCATATACCAAAATGTACAGGACTATGTGGATCTCCTGACTCTTCGCAAAATCTATGATGTTTGCGATGTACGGCTACCCATTGTTTTGTAACCATGCCTGTTGTAATCCATAACCAAAATCGCATAAAATGCGTGATAATAGGATGAAATCTTACTGCTCTATGAGCTTGACTACGATGTAAATATAAAGTTACACACAAAATGGTAATATGTGTGCTGACAAGTAGGTAAATTAATTCTGACATAAAATATTTATTGACTTTAACCTTAGAAAAAACTATAATACATTATGATTACACTAACCGAATTAGCTGCTCGAAAAGTGCAACAACAATTAGACAAGCGTGGTAAAGGCATTGGCATTGCCATTGGAGTCAAAACCACTGGTTGCTCTGGTCTTGCTTACACCATGGAATATGTAGATACTCCGCCAATCACCCAAGATTGGATGAGCTATACAAGCCATGGCGTTAAAATTTATGTAAATGGCAAGTCTTTGGTTTACATTGATGGGTTAACCATGGACTGGAAACGCCAAGGACTCAATGAAGGGTTTGATTTTATAAACCCTAAAGAAGCAGCACGTTGCGGCTGCGGAGAGAGCTTCAAAATTTAATGCTTATTGAAAAATATAATTATCAACCAATGAACCGTGTGCTGGAAGATGGCAAACGAGTGTACAGTTCTCCTGACGGAACTAAGTTACCTAGTGTTACTACTGTGCTAGATCGCACTAAACCACAAGAAGCTCGACAGGCTCTACAACAGTGGCGTGATCGTGTCGGCCATGCAAAAGCACAGGCAATAACAACAGAAGCAGCCGGACGCGGTACACGTATGCATGCTTATCTTGAGCAGTACATTAAAGAAAATCGCATGAGTGAAATGACCACTAACCCGTTTAGTTGGGCTAGTTTGTCTATGGCTAATAAAATCATTAAAGAAGGTTTAGAGAATAAAGTAACTCAATTTTATGGAGTGGAAATTCCACTATATTTCCCACAGTTATATGCAGGTACCACAGACGGTGTTGGAGTGCATTTAGGCGAAGAAGCTATACTTGATTATAAACAAACAAATAAACCTAAAAAACGTGAGTGGATTGGTGATTATTTTTTGCAGTTAGCGGCTTATTCCCTAGCACATAACGAAGTTTACGGTACTAACATACGTAAGGGTGTAGTGCTCATGTGTGTTAAACCGGAACAAAATGAAAATCTTGTAGTAATATCAGAGCCACAATACCAAGAATTTATACTAGAAGGTACAGAATTTGATCACTACTGTAACGAGTGGTGGAAACGTCTAGAACTCTACTATCTATCCAACTAAATACTGGATCTAAGTAGAGGATTTTAACGTGGCTATTGTACAAATTTCGCGCATTCAACAGCGCAAAGGTTTGCAGGATGATTTACCGCAGCTAGCCGGGGGTGAATTAGGCTGGAGCGTCGATCAAAGACGCTTATTCATCGGTAATGGAACTCTTACCGAAGGTGCGCCTGCAATTGGCAATACAGAAGTCCTAACAGAATTTAGTAACCTTCTTGGGCTAGCCACTGCCTACACATATCAAGGCGAAGCTGGTGGTTATACTGTACAGACAGGTGAAACTACTAATGCTCCAGTAAGTCAAAGTCTACAATCCCGCTTAGACAGTTTTGCTGTAATTACAGATTTTGGTGCTATAGGTGATGGTGTAACTGATAACACAGACGCAATTAATAGAGCCATGTATGAAATCTATTGCCGCCAAAGCAATCCTCAGATTAGACGCGGCATATTTTTCCCAGCTGGTGTTTATCTAATAACGGAAAGCATATTAGTGCCACCTTATGCATATCTCTACGGTGAAGGCGATTATGCCAGCGTTATTAAACTAGACCTTGCAAGCGATGTATCAACCTTAAATGCTTACGTGGCTAGAACATGTGATGCATTATTTCAATATGGTCCTAACATCGGCGTAGGTGGCGCAGCACCGCCACAAAGTATTCATATTGCTAATATGGGATTTGAAAGCCTACAAGAAACAGACGTATTCTTAGTTGATCAAGCTACTGATATTAGTTTTACCAATGTCAGTTTTACTGGACCTCTTAATCAAACAGAGTTATCAAACGTATTGACTAGAGGTGATATTGCTGGAATTAGATTTAACAGTACAAGTAATTTGGTTGTTAATAATATTACTTTTGATAACTGTATGTTCACCAATACAACTTATGGTCTTGCCACCGGTGAACAATCAAGAGCCATACACGTAACCAACAGCTATTTTAATAATCTATATCAAGGTATTTATCTTGGTGGTCCAACTGTGGTGCCAGCAGTTGGTGGTCCTACTGGTTGTGCAATACTGCATAATTCTTTTGATTCAATCTATGCTGAAGGTGTATTTTTCAGCGGTGTAACTGGCAACATGACCGGTTTCAATTATTTCTATGATGTAGGTAACCACTTTGGTGGTCCAACTGGCACTGGATTCAGCGCATGTATTTTAATTGAAGACGCAAACAATGTCTGCGTAGGCGATATGTTTACAAGATCTGATTCTTCGGCACTGACCGCGCCAAGAATAGATTTTGCCGGGCAACCTAATATAGGTATTGATAATGGTAAAACATTATTATTAGGTAGTTACCAACGTGATGCAGGTTATACTGTAACACTACCTAACAATTCAATTTCTGCTATTCTTTTCAATATAGACAGTAGCGAAGCATCTACCTTTCAAGTTAATTATTCATTTGTGCGTGGCACCAGTGCTAGATATGGCGTTATAGAGGTTATTACAACTCCAACTGTAACCTGGACCGAAGAATATACAGAGAGTTCACCAACTGGTCTAACAATTACTGTGACTCAGTTTACTAGCATAATTACTGTGAGATATACAACAACCAATACTGGGGTTGGTGGTCTAATGCGATATAGCGTAGTAAAGCTTCGTTGATTTGGAATAAAAATTTTTCTGACCGCCTTAAAAACTGGGCTGAACTAAGAGAATCTGTACTAAGTTTACCAGTTGATACTGCGTTAATGCAGATAAATCAATGGTGGTTCTCCACTCCTTGGACCCCTTATTATCTTCATTGGGATGATGCCAAAACTTGGCCAGATCCTTGGCAATTATTGAGTGATAATATCTATTGTGATGTTGCACGTGGACTAGGAATAGTGTACACTATAGCAATGTTAGAACGCCCAGATATGAGCGATGCAAAATTAGTTGAGACCAAAAATTGCAATTTAGTCCTGGTTGCCGAGGGAAAATATATATTGAATTACTCGGCGCACGACATTGTAAATACCAACCTCGGGACTGTGAATATCAAACGTTGTATCACGCAAGAGCAAATATTGCAAAAATTATTATAAGAGAAAAAATGGCTATAACCACTGTTATCAAACGTGACGGTATGCGGGTACCATTAGATTTAGAAAAATGGCAGAATCAAATCGCAAAAGTATGCTCAGGCACATCAGACGTAAGCCAGAGCATGATAGAAATCAAAGCACAGTTGCACTTCTATGATGGAATATCTACTAGAGAAATTGATGGTGTAACTTTAAGAGCTATCGTAGATCTCATTGACGTAGAGGCAAATCCAGATGTAGGACATGTAAACTACCAATACGTAGCCGGTAAGCAGCGTCTTAGTATGCTGCGTAAGGATGTTTACGGCAGTTATGATCCACCACATTTATATGATATTGTAAAACGCAATGTAGATGTCGGGTTGTATTCACATGAGTTATTAGAATGGTATTCCATTGAGGAATGGAACCAGATGAATGACATACTTGATCATACTAAGGATGAATTGTATTCTTACGCTGCGATTGAGCAATTAATTGAAAAGTATCTTGTACGCAACCGTGCAACCAAAGAGATATATGAAACACCACAAGTGCGGTACATGATTGCGGCAGCAACAGTGTTTCACCGTGAAGAGCCAAATTCGGCGCGAATGAAATATATAAAGGAATATTATAATGCTGCTAGTGATGGGCTGTTTACTCTTGCTACTCCTGTCCTTGCTGGTCTTGGCACTCCGACTAAACAATTTTCTAGTTGCGTTCTTATTAGGAGTGATGATGACCTGGATAGTATATTCGCTAGCGGTGAAATGATGGCCAAATATGCCAGTAAACGTGCTGGCATTGGTTTAGAAATTGGACGTTTACGTCCACTGGGGTCGCCCATACGTGGTGGTGAAATCATGCACACAGGTATGGTGCCGTTTTTAAAAAAATGGTTTGGTGATTTAAGGAGTTGTAGTCAAGGTGGAATACGCAATGCTAGTGCTACTGTTTTTTATCCTATTTGGCATCTTCAGTTTGATGATCTTATCGTACTCAAAAACAATCAGGGAACTGAGGAGACTCGTGTTAGACACATGGATTACGGAGTTGTGTTATCTGCGTTCTTCTGGAGGCGGTTCAAGAACAGAGAAAATATTACTTTTTTTGATCCCAACGAGGTACCTGATCTCTACGAAGCATTCTACACCAACACAAAACGATTCGAAGAGCTCTACCTAAAGTACGAGAAGAAGTCTGGCCTACGTAAAAAGGTCATGAGCGCAGAAGAGGTATTCAAGTCAGGCATACTCAAGGAACGCACTGATACTGGCCGTATCTATCTTGTGTTTATTGACAATGTCATGAATCAAGGACCATTTGATCCTGAATATCATACCATATATCAAAGTAACCTCTGTCTTGAAATACTTTTACCTACAAAAACTTTTAAAAGATTAGATGACAAGGAAGGACGTATTGCTCTATGCACCCTTGGTAGTATTAATTGGGGCGCATTTAGACACCCGGAAGACATGCGCCGAGCCTGTCGCATTTTGCAGCGTAGTCTTTGTAATATCTTAGACTATCAAGATTTTCTTTCCATACAGTCAAAATTAAGCAATGATGAGATACAGCCTTTGGGTATTGGTGTTACCAATCTTGCGTACTGGCATGCCAAACGTGGATTAAAATATGGTGAAAAAGATGCATTGCATGAAGTCAAAACATGGATGGAGCATCAAGCCTACTATCTAACCGAAGCCACTGTTGAATTAGCTCAGGAACGTGGACCCTGTAAAGACAGCCATTTAACCAGATATGGTCAAGGAATCTTTCCATGGGAGTTGAGAGCCAAAGGCGCCAATGAATTAACAGACTTTACGCCTGAACTTGATTGGGAGCCTCTGCGGAAGGATATGAAACAATATGGAGTACGTAATGCGACACTTATGGCTATCGCTCCTGTAGAGAGCAGCAGTGTTGTCATTAACAGTACCAATGGCATTGAACTTCCAATGAGCTTGATTACTGTGAAAGAAAGTAAAGCTGGCAGTTTTACGCAGGTTGTTCCTGAGTATCACAAATTAAAAAATAAGTATCAACTCATGTGGGAGCAAACTGACTGCATCGGTTATATTAAAACGGCAGCAGTATTGGCCGCATATATTGATCAAAGCATATCTACAAATACATTTTACAATCCTGCACACCATGCAAATAGAAAAGTGCCGACTACTAGAATTGCACAGAACTTGATGTTAGCACATCATTGGGGATTGAAAACTTTTTATTACAGTTTAATTAATAAGCAAGGATCTAAGAGTCAAGAAAGCGACGATGAGATTCAATTACAGGCTGCAACGGAGAATCTTGCCGCTTCAGTCTGGGACGAAGAAGATTGCGAAGCATGTAAATTATGAGTAAAGCACAATACGATTTAACACATAAAACTGACTACTTGCAAAGAAAAATGTTTCTGGACCCTGAGGGTCCAGTTACTATTCAACGGTTTGAAGAAGTCAAATATCCTAAAATACAAAAAATGGAGCAGGAAGCACGTGGATTCTTTTGGGTTCCAGAAGAGGTTAACTTAACCAAGGATGCCGCAGATTTTAAAGAGGCCAGCGAAACCATACGTCATATCTTTACCAGTAACCTACTAAGGCAAACAGCATTAGATAGTCTACAAGGCCGCGGTCCTGCACAAGTTTTTACTCCTGTTATTAGTTTGCCTGAAGTTGAGGCATTAATGTTTAATTGGAGTTTCTTTGAAACCAATATCCATAGTCGTAGCTACAGTCATATTATTAGGAACATTTACAATGTACCTAAAGAAGTTTTTAATACCATACATGACACAAATGAAATTATTAATATGGCAAGTAGCGTAGGACGTTACTATGATAGATTACATGAAATCAATTGTCTCAAAGAAGTAAGTGATCCGGACGTAACTACTGAAGCGCATGTTAGGGCAATTTATCTAGCCTTGCATGCTAGCTATGCATTAGAAGCATTCAGATTTATGGTGTCATTTGCTACTTCTTTGGCTATGGTGGAGAATAGAATTTTTATTGGTAATGGTAATATTATCAGTTTAATTCTTCAAGATGAAATTCTACACAAGGATTGGACCGCATACATCATTAATCAAGTAGTTAAAGAAGATCCTAGATTTGCACAGGCGCGGGTAGAGTGCGAGGCAGAAGTTCAAGCCATGTATGAAGATGTTATCCGTGAAGAAAAAGCCTGGGCGGATTATCTCTTTAGTAAAGGCCCTGTAATTGGGTTAAATGCAAACATCTTAAAAGATTTTGTAGACTATACAGCAACAAACGCACTAAAAGAAATAGGTATTAAGTATTGGCATCTGGCGCCAAAAACAACACCAATTCCATGGTTCAACAAACATGTGGACACACATAAGAAACAAACTGCATTACAAGAAAATGAATCAACTAATTATGTTATTGGTGTAATGAGCGATGACATAGACTACGATTCGCTTCCAAATTTATAAGGAAAAACAAATGAAAGCAATTGTCTGGAGTAAGTATCACTGCCCTTTTTGCGATCAAGCAAAAGCCCTATTAAAATTTAAAGGCATTGAAATTGAAGAACGCAAAATAGGCGATGGGTATTCAAAAGAAGATCTATTAGAAGCAGTGCCAAACGCTAGAACCGTGCCACAAATCTTCTTAAATGAAGAATATATTGGTGGCTTCACTGAACTTAAACAAAGGTTACAATGAAATTTAAAATTGATGAAGTACAAACAATCAAAATCAGCAACGGGGACGAACTAATCGCCAAGGTCCTAAGTCAAGAGGAAGATACTATTACTGTATCTAATCCTTTAACAATCTTACCCGGACCTTCGGGCATTCAGTTAGTCCCTAGCCTTTTTACCACAGATCTTGACACTACAGTAACAATAAATATTTCTAATATTTCAATGGTTGCTGATGTACGTGATCAAGTTAAAGACAGCTATTTAGAAGCAACCACTGGTATCAAGCCTGTACGTAATAAGATATTAATGGGCTAATGCATCGATTTGTTATCATGCGCCGTGGGCAGCTAGAAACTTACACCGAGTATGATGCGATTCCTAAGGATCTTGATCACGTTATAGAATTTGCGCCAGAAATTCCACCGCCACCTCATACTGATGCTGAACATGAGGAAATTGACAGTTGGGATGAAAAGTTTTTAGAGTTAATGAGGATAGAAAATGCCCGCAGTAGCACGAGTAGGTGATGCAGATATACCACACTGTTCTGGACATAACGTGGCCACTGGCAGTCCCAACGTGTTTACTAACAATATTCCTACTGCAAGAGTAGGTGATAGTAATACGCCGCATCTAAGACCTGGTAGTCCTTGTCCCGGCCATACAGCTCGTGTTAGCGCAGGTAGTAGTTCTGTATTTGTCAATAACAGAGCTTGTGCCAGAGTTGGTGACCCTTATGGTGGCTGCACAAGAATAGCAGCTGGGTCACCAAATGTATTTTCAGGATAACCATGACCCCTCTTCAATTAACCGTAATAGGTGGCATGTTGCAGAACCAAGGCATTATAGCCAATGCCAATGCTGTGGCTGCTGTAAACAAATATGAAACAGCTAAACCTATAGCAAACATTGTTGCTGCATCAGTGTTGGCCAATACTATGTTGTTCAATGCAGTGACAAACAGTAACCTAACAACCACTGTTCAATCCGCTACATATTATCGAATGCAAAGTTTAGGCAGTACGTCTTGTCCTGCACTTGGTGATTCTGTTCCTGCTGGTATTACCACTTTTAGTTTTGCAAATACTGCCGTTGCATATGGAACATCTTTTCCGCCATTGCTCTCTGGATATACCAAATATATGCAGGATACTATAAGCGGTAAAAATGATTTAAGTAAATTCTGTCAAATTTTTAGTGGTGCTGCTGATTGGCGCCAAGGTACAAACAATACAATTAATGCTGCTAGCTCTGTCAACCGTTATCTTGGTATTACGTTCAGTGGCATGAATAATTTAATATCAGGTGATGTTACATCAGTCACAACTAACACGGCTAGTTTTGGTGCAGATGCAGAAAAATTAGGAAATTTATATAATACTGCCAAGTTAGATTTAATTGGTACACCAATTGGTGTAGTTAAACAAATTGGTGTTAGTGGTGGATTACCAACAGGTTTCACCACCCAATTATTGTTAGTAGGTATTCCACAGGCCGAAATACAATTGTTGCGTAGATCTAGTTACTCGGCGTCAGATGAAATCCAGTCATTGATTTTTAAAGCCATGCAAAACACCACCGGTGAGAGTTTAACACAGGTACTACAGGTGTTAGATGTAAGGACAGAAAAACTTACCACAATGGCTGATTTGTTAGAGTTAAGTAAGATTTTTCCTAATAGTTATAAAACATTATTGGCACCTACTACAACCGGGCCAGTGAACATATATGATAGCAATGGTGCTGTAAACACAAATTTAGTAACTGCTCTACCAAGCTATCTAGTCAAAGCTGACAGCCCAGGTTACCCATACGAAAGATTAAAAACATTTACGAATCCTAGTATAGCATTGAGTAGTAAAGCATTACAAGCCAGTCTACAACAGGTGCGTGGAATATCAGATACAACTATCGTAGACTTTGGTAGAGTCACCAAAGGTATTCAGAATGTAAATGACCTACCATTGGTTAAGGCGCAAACACAACCAGTTAATCCTGCAGTATTGGCTGCTGTTCAGGCTTCATTAGCCGTTGGTAGTGGCGCCGGCGGTCGTGTTAGCATGTTTGATATTATAGGCAGCGCAGCAGGAGCAAATTTAACTCAGCCTTTAACCAATGTTGTTAATTTAATTAATAGCACCAACACCACAGAAATTAACGAAGTATATCTTGCTATGAGTAAATTATTAGTAGGCGACTATAATGTTTACTCAGATAATCAAAGTGGTGCAGTAACATCGGTGACTATTACCAGTGCTGGCAGTGGGTACGATACAGTGCCTACGGTGATATTTGATGGAGGTACACCAACCACACCAGCTGTAGCAAAAGTTACTATGAGTGGTAACATTAGAGCAGGGACTGGTACAATTGGTTCAGTAACGTTGGTTAGTGGTGGTAGCGGTTATCAAAGCGTACCTAATGTTGTGTTAAGCGCAGGTAACGGCTCGCTTAAGGCAAGTATGAAAGGTACTAAGTGGACTGCTATCAAGACACCTTACAGTACAAGTAATTGGGCAGCAAATATTAACAGTGCTCTAGGTAATCTTTGCGATGTTGCCAACACAAAGATTAGTAATTGGGTCAGTGCTAATCCTGCCATAGCTCAACAGGTTACTGCCAACTATCTAACATTTGCCAGCGCAATCACCACGCAAGCCAAGAACATTGCCGCGGCAGGAATACAACCTTCTACTATATCAGCTAATGTAACACCTAGTATTTTTGCATGGGGTCAAGCATTAGAACAGTATGGACCACAAACCGAACCCGGTGGTCCAGTTGACTATCTAACCTATGTAGTTGACAAAAATAATATCACAGGCCAATCAATAATTGCCGGTTTACGCGAAGGTGAAAACTTAGCAAAATTGCAAGAAATTGGCATCAATCCCACAACAAACGTACCCGGAAGTACTTAACAAAATAGCAATTGACCTATAATGGTCATTAATGTATAATAACCGCTTGTACATTATGGAGCACAGGCATGCTAAACAATATTGATGGCAGGTTTTTGGGAATAAATGTGGCGGTTGATTGGATTCAAGATTTGGCTAGTTCTGACAGCCGAATACACAAAGAAAAGGTAATTGAAAAAGCATTAATGGCCGCAGAGCTGGGTAGTGCTGCTGCTCAATGTTTCTTGTTCAACTGCTACCTTGCCTATAATCCATTTTATATCTACAACATTAAACAAGTTCCAGAAACAACTGGACTCACTGATCGCAGTAA